ACGAGTCGTTTTTTTACACGACTTTTATCAATGGGGGTCGCCCTGTGATGACGATGTTAAAGTACTTTGATACTGAACTGGTTTGGACGAACTTAATTAAGTAAGGAGATATAAAAATGGGTAGACGAGGAACAAAACCAACACCAACAAACATTTTAAAATTGCGTGGAAGTTGGCGTGGCGAAATAAATAAAAACGAACCGCAGCCCGAAGCGGTTGCACCTGAAATGCCAACAGGACTTGATGGAATGGCTAAGGATTGTTGGGAACAACTTGTGCCGATTCTGTCAGACATGAAAGTGTTGACAGTGGCAGATGGAATGGCGTTGTATTTGCTTGCAGAAACCTTTGCAACTTGGCGAAGGGCAGATGACATGATTAAAAAAGACGGTGATGTTTACCCAATAAAAGACAATGATGGCAACGTGAAATACCTGCAACAGTCACCATACGTTTCAATTGCTAGGAACTCTGCAAAGGCGTTGAAGGATTTGTTGTGTGAGTTTGGTTTAACACCATCAGCACGCAGCCGAGTACAAACAACCAGTGACAATCAAAGCAAGCAACAAGACGAACGCATGAAGTACCTTGGTGGATGACAGATAAGGAAATTAGTTTACTGTTGCCTGACTATGACCCAACCGTGCAGTGTTTGGATTCCACGTTTGATTCAGAGAAGGCAATGCACGCTGTCAATTTCTTTCCCTTGTTTATGAAACACCACAAGGGAAGATGGGCAGGTGAAAGTTTTGTTTTATCTGATTGGCAAATATCAATTGTTGCAAACTTGTTCGGTTGGATACGCCCTGACAACACCCGCAGGTTCAGGAGTTGTCTTTGTGAGTTGCCTCGAAAGTCAGGGAAAAGTCACCTTGCGGCAGGGCTAGGATTATTCTGCCTCGTTGGGGACAATGAAGAAGGCGGTGAAGTTTACACAGCAGCAGCAGACCGCGACCAAGCCAACATTGTATTCAACATTGCAAAGCGGTTTGTTGAATCAGATGAATACCTTTCAAAGCATTGTAAGATTTATCGACACGCAATAGTTGTTCCTTCAACTGGTTCAACCATGAAGGCGTTGTCATCAGATTCAAGAACTGCACATGGGCTTTCTGCCAGTTGTGTCGTGGCGGACGAGTTGCACGTATGGACACGACCTGATGCAAGAGAGTTGTACGAAGCGTTGATTACTTCGCAAGGTGCAAGAAGGCAGCCCATCAACATTTCCATCACCACAGCAGGAACGGCAGAACCAACGCTTTGGTTAGACCTTCATAACTATGCACGCAAGGTTCAAGATGGCACGGTTGTTGATTCGTCATTCATGCCTGCAATATGGGCAGCAAAGAAAGATGACAAATGGGATGACCCCGAAGTGTGGGCAAAGTGTAATCCATCCTTGGGTACAACTGTCGATGTGGAGTTTTACGAACAAGAATGCACAAAGGCAAAAGCACTACCGTCATACCAGAATGCGTTCAGACGTTTGTACCTGAATCAGCCAACGGAACAAATGGATAGATGGATTTCAATGGAAGCGTTTGATTCATGTGAAGAACCTTACACAGCAGAAGAATTGAAAGGGCGTGCGTGTTATGCAGGACTCGATTTATCGTCCACGCTTGACCTGACTGCATTGGTTTTGATTTTTCCGCGAACAGAGGAAGAAGGTGGTGGCTTTGATGTCTTGCCATATTGCTTTGTTCCGAATGAGAACATAGCAAGAAGGCAGCATGACGATGGCGTGCCTTATATCCAATGGCGTGATGATGGACACTTAATAGCCACCGAAGGTGACGTTGTTGACTATTCTTTTATCAAAAAAAAGGTGTTAGACTTGCATATCCACTATAACATAAGAGAAGTCATATTGGATAGATGGTGCGCGACACAACTGGCAGTGCAACTTGAACAAGAAGGATTGAATGTTGGCTTCTATGGAATGGGTTATAGAAGCATGTCAGCACCTTGCAAACATCTAGAAGCCATGATAATGAGTGGAAAGTTTAGGCATGGCGGTCATCCAGTATTAAGATTCAACGCAAGCGTATGTGCTGCGGAAGAAGATGCAGCAGGGAACATAAAATTGAGCAAACGAAAAAGCACGGAACGTATAGATTTATTGGTTGCAGCAGTGATGGGAATTGGCAGAGCCAATGCAGCAACTGATGGTGCAGAGAGCAAGTATGAATCACAGGACATGGAGATTCTATAAATGGGATTGATGAAATGGATAGGCAAAGGAAAAGAAAAAGAAACACGCAGCCAACTGACAGATGTTGGTTGGTGGAAAACAGTGTTTGCAGGTGCATCAACTTATTCGGGTGAAACAGTTACACAAGATACGGCATTAAGACAACCTGCCGTGTTTGCTTGTGTCAGGGTAATAAGTGAGGACGTTGCATCGCTGCCAATTAAAATCTATTCAAGAGTGTCCGACATGGTGCGTGAGCCAATTGATTCACACCCTGTTGCTAAGTTGTTGCACAGCAAACCTAACCCTGAAATGACACCATTCACCTTCAAGGAAACAATGACTGCTCATGTTTTGTTGTATGGAAATGCCTATGCAGAGATTGAGCGTGACAATAGTGGCACGCCCATTGGCTTGTGGATACTGTTGCCAGAGAACATGGCGGTAGAAATAACTGAAGGCAAAGTTTGGTATGTGTACAACGGACAAACAAGAATAGCAAGTGAAAACATCTTACACATTAAAGGCTTGGGACACGATGGGATTTTGGGATTTTCTCCCATTGGTTACGCACGTGAAACCATCGGCATGGCTCAAGCCATGAGCAAGAGCGGAGGAACTTTTTTCCAGAACAGCAGTAGACCATCAGGCGTGTTATCACATCCCGCAAAGTTGTCTGAAGATGCAGCCAAACGTTTGCGAAAAGGTTGGGATTCCATGTATTCCTCAGCGAACAATCACGGAAAAACTGCAATTTTAGAAGAATCAATGCAATGGCAATCGTTAAGTATTCCACATGCTGATGCACAATGGTTGGAAGCAAGGGCATACGCACTGCAAGACATTTGCCGTATCTACCGAATGCCACCACACATGATTCAAGATTTAAGTCGTGCCACCTATTCCAATATTGAAAGCCAACAAATCCAATACATGCAAGGCACGTTGATGCCTTGGCTGCGTAGGTGGGAAGAAGAAATAAGCAGGAAGTTGTTGGGTGTTGATGACAAAAGTATTTATGCAGAGTTTCTTGCAGAAGAAGCGTTGCGTGGTAACACGATTGACAGGTACGCTGCATACAGGACTGCACGCGAATCAGGTTGGCTTTCAATCAATGAAATCCGCAAGCGTGAAAACCTTAATACCATTGGTGAAGAAGGCGATAAGTACATAATGCCATTGAACTTTGCAGACGTTGGTTCAGAACTTGAAGCAGAACTAATTGAAGATGAAGTGCGTGAACAACCCAAGCCACCAGATGATTGGTTGGTGGATTCTGTACGCAGGGCAGTTGCGATAGTACGCAACGCATCCAATCGAAATGCCAACAAAGAAGGTGCAGAAGATTGGAATACATTTGTGCAAGGTGATGAATCGTTGGGCAAAAAAGTGGAATCAATTTTAGAACCGTGCTGCCGTAGCATGGGAGTTAATGAAAAAGAAGTTGGCAATGAACTTGTCAATACGTGGAAGTCTGCTGTGGCAAATGCCGATACACCAACATTGCGTGTTGAAGCGTGTGACAATTGGGCAAAGAGTTTTTTGAATAGTGACAGTGCCAAGGTACTTGTCCAAAGGAGCAACAAGCATGAGTAACGAAAAAGAAATACGAATTAGCACAGCAGTGCAATTAGAAGTGCGTGATGAAAACGAAACAGAAGAAACAGCACCTAAGATTGTTGGTTATCCTGTTGTGTTTGATTCTTTGTCCAATGATTTGGGTGGGTTTGTTGAGAAGGTTGAACGTGGTGCGTTTGCTGAATCACTTGCAAATGGCGATGAAGTCCATGCGTTGTTCAACCATGATGATGACAAGGTGCTTGGTAGATTGGGTTCAGGCACGTTGAAACTGTGGGAAGATGACCACGGTTTAAGAATGGAACTTGACCCACCAAACACCACAGTTGGCAAGGATGTTGTCGAATTGCTTAGAAGAAATGATTTGGTCAGTATGTCATTTGGTTTCTTTGATGTTTCCGATTCGTGGTCAATGATGGAAGGCAAGGATGTACGCACAATAAATACTGCAAGACTTTTTGACGTTTCTATTGTTTGCAATCCTGCTTATTCGGCAGCCTCATGTTCTGTACGTGCAGAACCCGCGTTGCGAAGTTTGGAAGCACACAAGGCACAGCAGGTCTTAGATACAACAGATTTCAACTCAATTGGCGAAACATCAAAACTGCAATTCCGATTGCGGATTGCGGAACAAGAATAATGAGTTACAAAACTAAATTGAAAATCTTAGAACTCAGCACAATGTTTACAATGGCAATGCTAACTGGTGGCATTGTCTTTGCTGTTTGTAGGTTATCGCACTAATGCTGTATTGGGCAAGATTATGGGTAATTTTAAGACCAACCCCAACAGCAATTGCGTTGATTTACTTGTTGCTACTATAACAATAATGGAAGTCCGTTGACTTTACACACACAGAATTGCCGTTGCAATTATCACAGGAACTTGGAACTAAAAAGAAAGAGGACATAGAAAATGTCACAAGCAAAAGAAATGCGTGAACAACGCTGCAAACTAATTGCAGATGCACGCGAAATAATGGACAGCACAGAAACACTTGATGCTGAACAACGCTCGGCGGTAGATGCAATGCTCAACGATTCTGACACTTTGAAAGCAGACATCGACAGAGTTGAAGCAATCGAATCAGAAGAACGACAAATTAAAGCAACAGCAGGCAAGAAAAGCGAACTCGCAATTTCAGAACCAACAGTTGCAGAAGAAGCACGTGGTGTTGCAACGGAATCATACCGTTATGCATTTATGCAGTTTCTTCGTGGTGGCAAAAGTAGTTTGAGCCATGCAGAATATCGGGATTTGACAGAAGGCACAAACACAGCAGGTGGTTACATTGCACCAATGTTTGCACAAGGTCAAGCCAACATGCAGGACATGATTATTGAAACCATGAACGATGCACAAAACTTTTCCCCTGCTACTACACAATTCAACATTGAAGGTCAAGTAACAATACCAACGGAAACTTCCACTGGTAGTGCTGCATGGATTGCAGCAGAAGGCGATGCGTATACCGAAAGCGACCCTGCGTTTGGACAGTTGACTCTGACTCCTTACAAGGCGGGAACTTTGACACAGATTTCAGAGGAACTTTTACAAGATTCCGTTGTCAATCTTGAAGCGTTCGTTGCATCAAACATCGGAAGAAAGTTTGCTGCACTGTTAGAAGCAGCATTTGTTAATGGTAATGGTTCTGGACAGCCAACAGGTGTCACAGATGGAAGTGACAAAGGTGTAGATGCAGCAGGTGCAGCAGCAGTAACATTTGATGAAGTGCAAGACCTGTTCTATTCAGTTAAAGAATCCTATCGCAAGAATGGTTCTTGGCTAATGAGCACAACAACACTTTCAGCATTGCGTCAACTCAAGTATGCAAGTGGAACAGAAAGTTACATTTGGCAACCAAACATGGCAGAAGGTTCACCAGATACAATTCTAGGTAGACCAGTCATTGTGAGTGATGAGGCAAATGCAATGACCACTGGCTTAAAGCCAATTCTGTTTGGTGACATGTCATATTACTACGTGGCATACAACGCAGGTATTTCCATACAACGCTTGGATGAACTGTATGCTGCAAATGGTCTCGTAGGAATCCGTGGCATGTTAAGGGTCGATGGAAAACTTACACAAGGCGAATCCGTTAAACATATCCTCATGGCATAAGAGCCATAAGTTTATTGGTTACTAAACCGCTACACATGGGAGGGGTAGGCAACTACCCTTCCCGCAGTAGCAGGAGAATTGAATAATGAAATATGAATGTGTTAAAAACGGCATGGCAAAAGATGGACGGCACATAACTGCGGGTAGAGTCATTGAACTTGACCCTGAATATGCAGAGCATTTACTTTCAAAAGGTTTGGTTGTTGCCAAAGGTTCATCAAGCAAGAAAAAACAAAGAGCAGTTACAAAACCACATGACCTTGAACAAGCAGTTGAAGAAGAATAATGGTTTATCAATCCCCATATTCCTATGAGCGTTTCCACGTAAGCACCCCAAGCACAGAGTGTTCATCAACAACAGCAGACTTAAAAAGTTGGTTGCGTGTTGATACGTCTGATGAAGATACTGAAATTGCTTACATCGGCATGGCATGTCAAAACCTGCTTGAAGATTTGACGAACACAACAATGTTGCAGCAAACAATGAAAGTGTACTTCAATGGCTTTCCGCCCGAAGGCACACCAATGCGATTGCCAAGACCACCACTCATTAGCGTTACAAGTATCAAGTACGTGGACAGCGATGGCACGCAACAAACGTGGTCAAACTCGTTGTATGAGGTAAGTACGCTTGGCAAAATGCCTGCGGAAATACTGCCAATTGAAAGTGAGTCATACCCAACCACAGGCAGCACACCAACTGCAAGTGTATTCAATAAAGTTGAAGTTGAATACATAGCAGGGTACGCATCGCGTGGTGAGATACCACAAGGATTTGTGGTTGGTCACAGAATGTTTGTTGGTCACTTTTACAATAACAGGGAAGCAACCACAATTGGCAACGTGAAGGATTTGCCCTTGGGCTTGCAGATGATTGTTGCAGTAAACAAAGTACCAGAGGTAAATTAACAATGGCACTGCTTGCAGGCAAATTACGCCACAGGGTTTCTATTCAAACCGAAAGCACTGCGGTTGATTCGTATGGCGAACCTACTGCGAGTTGGTCAACCGATGAAACCGTTTGGGCTTCGATAGAGCCAACAGGTGGCAACGAAGTGGACATTGGTGAAGGTCAGGCGGGGATTATTACCCACCGCATTTTCATACGTTACACGGCAAATGCAACACCAAAGAAACGTCTACTGTTTGGTGCTAGGATATTTGGAATTGTATCTGTGCTAAACCACGAAGAACGCAACGAGTTTATGCAACTTCAATGCAAAGAGGAATCTAACTAATATGCTTGGAAGTAAAGGCAGAGGATTGGGATTGGGCATTACCGAAAAAGCGGGTTCTGTTTCTGGCATAAAAGAAATTGATAGGGCGTTGACCAAACTTGAACGAAGGATAAACAAGAAGGTTATGAAGAAGGCAGTGCGGAAAACCGTTGCCGAATATCGCAAAGAAGTACGAAAGCGAACACCAAAACGAACAGGCATATTGAGAAAGTCCGTCACAACCGATGTTAAGATAATGAAAAAGTTTTTCATCAAAGGGCGTATGTACTTTGGCAGGAAATCAGGCAGGAATGGTTGGCATGCACACTTGGTTGAACACGGCACAGGTGACAGGTTTGTGAAAGACAAGTGGGGTTTGAAGAAACGTGGTTACAGGCAACGTGCAAGGAAGATGAATGTGGGCAGGATGAAAGCACAACACATGGCTGATGAAGGATTTGATGTGACAACACCAAAAGCAAAGAGGATATTCCAAAGAGCATTGGCACGCGAACTCCAAAAGATTAGGTCGGTGAACTGATGGCAAGTCTTGAACAAGGAATACGCAGCATATTGATTGCCGATTCAGATGTAAGTGCATTGGTTAGCACAAGGGTATTCCCTTGGATTCGACAACAAGGCACAACATTCCCTGCAATTGTTTATGAACTGGATGGCACAGAGCCAGAACAAGACCTTGATGGCTACGGTGGAATGACACGTGCAGAATTGACCATAAGCAATGTTGCAACAACTTATGGTGGGGCAAAGACTTTGGCAGCCCACGTGCTTGATGCCTTAAATGGATATACAGGAACTCCCACAAATGGCGTGGCTATCAAATCCCTTGTCCACGATAATGATATAGGGATTGTTGAAGATTCTCAAATTGGCAATAGTCGAGGCGTTTCGATTATTGAAAGTAGTTACATAGTATGGTACTCTGATTAGCAAGAAAACAGGAGCAGGAAAATGGCAGCGATTACAGGAAACACGACAACAATAAGTATTGATGGGGGTACAACAGCCCTTGCAGATGTTACTTCCATCTCACCAATGTCATTAAGTTTGGCAACTTTGGATACAAGCAACCTTGATTCAACGTGGCGAACATTTATTGGTGGAATCAAAGATGGTGGTGAATGCACGTTTGAAATCAATTATGACCCCGCATCAACTTCGCACTTAACAATTGAAGCAGCGATTGATGGAACAGCGAAAGACATCAAAGTTGTGTACAGTGACACAAAAGAAACAGAGTTTAGTGCAATCATTACAAGTTTTTCAATTACTGCTGCAATGGATTCCGTTGTAACAGCAAGTCTCGGAATGAAAATTACAGATTCAATAACCTTCCCATCCGCATAATCAAACAAGGAGCATGACCGTGCTTGACAAAAAGGCAATTCTCAATAGCGATGACCTACCACGTGAAGAAGTAGAAGTTGAACAATGGGGTGGAAGCGTTTGGGTGAGGACTTTAACTGGTACGGAACGTGACCAATTTGAAGCCAGTTGCATAAAAAGCAAGGGTAAGAACAGTGGTGTGAACATGGAAAATATCCGTGCGCGCTTGTGTGTTCTTACAATTTGCAATGAAACAGGTGAACGGTTATTTGATGCGCGGGATATTGATGCACTTGGTAAGAAGTCTGCAATGTGTCTTGACTTAATTTTCTCAGTGGCACAAAAGTTGAATGGGCTTGGGAACGAAGATGTTGAGGACTTGGCAAAAAATTAAAGAGCCGTCCAGAACGGCGTTTTTACTTTACTCTGGCACTAGAACTTGGCATGACTGTCAGGCAGTTGTTGGCTTCTATGGATAGCAAGGAACTTAGTGAATGGGCTGCATTTTATTCGATTGAACCATTTGGTTATTTTAGGTCTGCTGATTTACCTGCGGGAATTATTGCTTCAACGATTGCAAACTGTAACCGAACAAAGCACAGTAAATCATTCTCACCAAAGGATTTCATGGCAGTTGGCGAACATGCACAAGATAAAGTAATGGAAGAAGATGAAATGCAAAACATACTGCAAGCAATGACAGGACAAGCACCAAAAGAGGCATACAAGTAATGGCGACAATAGGCAATCTTTGGATTAACGTAAAGTCTAACACCAGTGGTCTTTCCAAAGGTCTCGGTAAAGCCAAAGGCATGTTGGGCAAGTTTGGTAAGTTTGCTGCAAGCCCTGCGGGTTTGGCAACGGCTGCATTCGCAGGATTGACGGCTGCAATTGCATTAACTGTTAAAGTGCTTGGTGCTGCACTAAAAGAGTTTATGGCATTTGAAGCGGGGATGGCAGAAGTGAAATCTATTTTAACGGATGTGAGTGATTCAGATTTTGCGAAATTGGAAGATTCGGCGAAGAAGTTAGGTGCTACAACTGCATTCACTGCGGAAGAAGCATCAGGTGGAATGGCAAACTTAGCACGTGCAGGTTTTGCTACCAATGAAATACTTGCTGCAACACCTGCCGTTCTTAACTTAGCAAGTGCAACAGGAATGGAACTTGCAACAGCAGCAGACATTGCAGCAGTTGCAGTGCGTGGCTTTGGTTTAGAGGCATCAGAAACAGCACACGTTGCAGACGTTCTTGCACTTGCTGCAAGTAAGACAAACACAACCGTTGAAGGTCTTGGCGATGCCATGTCTTATGTTGCACCAGTTGCAAACCAACTTGGTTTTAGTATTGAAGAAACAACTGCAATGCTTGGCAAGTTGGCAGATGCAGGTATTAAAAACTCAAAAGGTGGTACTGCATTACGTACCATGATGTTAAAACTTGGGTCAACAATTGAAAAAGAAGGAACGCAGGCTTTTTATGATTATCTTGAAGCACAACACAGTGTTACAGAAAACATGGAAAAGTTTGGCAAGATTGGTGTGACGGCTGCGGGTGTTTTGTCAGGCGTTGTAGATGAAACAAAAGAACTAACAGTTGCAATGGAAGAAGCAGCAGATGTTGTTGATACGATGGCAAAAACACGTTTGGACACACTTGCAGGTGATGTAACGCTTTTTGAATCTGCTGTAAGTGGATTGAAGGTTGCAATTGGTGAACAACTTTCACCAACAATGCGTGATGCTGTGCAAGCAGCAACGGACTTTGTAAACATCTTAACTGAATCAATGGGTAGAACAAAACAATCAACAGCAGAAGCAGAAGCAGGCATGAACGCTTTCAGGTGGGTGCTAGTTGCAGTTGGTTCAATTATCATCTTTATCACTGACAAGTTTAAACGATTTTATGAAATTGGTGCTTTCGCAGTAAACGGTATCAAGACGTTGTTTAATGGTCTTCTGACATCAGTTATGGTTCTTGTAAAGAACTTGGTTGAAGCGGGTGCTGCTGTCAAGGAGTTTTTTGGTGGGACTGCCGACAGGTCTGGTATTGAAAAACTTGAAGGATGGATAGAAGATTGGGCTGCGGATACAGTCCAAGCAGGTGCAGATGCAGGTGCAAACTTTAACGCTGCTTTTGGTGAAGGGTTGATTGCACCATATAAAAATATGGGAGCATTGGCAGAGGGCATGAGTGCCGTAGGTGAAACAGCAGGCGCAGCAGTAATGGTGGGGATGGAAGGTGTATTTGAAGCAGGTGTACCAAAAGTTGTAGAAAAAGTTGTTGAGGAAACTGACAAACTTAACGATACACAGATGGACTTGATTGATTCGGGAACTAAGTTGAATGCTAAGTTAGAGGAACAGATTAAGTATTTTGGCATGTCAAATGCAGAAATGCTAATTGCAAAAGCAGTTAACGCAGATGTAAACTCGGAAGTTATCAATGGAACACTAGCACTTGAATTGAAACTGCAAGCATTGAAAGACAATCAAAAAGCACAGGAAGATGCAACAAAGCAAACAGAACAAGATGCAGAAAGATTAAAGTCTGCTGCTGAAAGCATAATTAAATCGCTGCGTTCACCGATGGAAGTATTTAATGATGAGCAATCAAAGTTACAAGAAATGAAAAAGAAATCATTGTTGACATTGGAACAATACGATAAAGCACTTGCAAAACTGAAAGAAAAAACAGCAGATGATTTAGAAATAAACATCGTCACGAAGGGAGTAATTGAAGGATTGCAGACTGCACTTGGAACAGTCAAGGTTGCGGGTCAAGTTTCAAAAACAGAACAGATTGCAGAAAAGTCTTTACGTGTTGCAGAAAATATGCAAGCATTGACCAGTGCAATATCTTCAACAACTTCTGAAAGTGCAGAATCATCAAGTGTTACTGCATCAAAGGCGGATAGCATCTTATCTAAACTTGGTAACCTAAGTGTTGGAATTAGTTGGGGTGGTTTGCAAAATATAATTACAAACGGTGTAGAGAGTGCAACATTAAACATTCCAAGCAGTGACATGACACACACAGAATACTTGCTTGGTGAAGTGCGTGCTGCGAATTGGCAAGAACTAACTGAACTAAAAACGCAAACCGCTATTATGTCTGGTGGCAGTGGGAGTCCTTTGACATGACCATACAGTACATTGAACTCATGGGCAGCAGAAGTGTAACGAGGAATGCAAGTGTGTACACAGCATCAAGAACTTTTTTGATTTATGATGATGCAGGCGAGTTTTTATCTTTGGAAGATGCAGTGAATTACGAAGAAGGCGTTTCATTTAGCGATGGGCATCCAGATATTTCAGGGATTTATGCAAACAGTTTTACTATCTCAGCATCGCGTGAACGAAAAGAAACTTGGGAACTTTCATGGCAATATGCAGAGCCAACAGAGTCCACTGATGCGGGTGGCGATGATGACCCTTACGATGGCGAAGGAGATAACACAGACAACGGTAGCGATGAGGACGATGTATTTGACCCACCAACAGGCGGTGGCGGCGGTGGCGGCGGTGGCGGCGGCGGCGGTGGTGGTTCGGGCGGTGGTGATGCAGAAGAAGGTGACGATGGTGTAGAAGAAGATGAACCATCAGAAGATGGAACAGGTGGCGCAGCAGAACGAACTTTCACAGGTGTTTCAATCAATGCTAGTGTTGCACTTGTTGACGGTTATGTTGGCAGTCCAACCATTCCTTATGCAGGTTCACAGGGTGGTGCTGATGGCTATGAAATCCCTGCGGGTGACGGCACGGTTGTCCACGTTGGTGGCGAGCCTATAACCATACCAATACCAATAACAACAATTGCACTTTCTGAAAGTCAAGGTGGCGAGTATTATTCTCTAAACAACACAAACTTAAAAGCGGGAAAAAGAAACGCATCACCTTTTTATGGTTTTGATACTGGAAGTGTCTTGTTTACTGGAATGAGTGTGCAAAGACAGGGTGCTTATTCTTGGGACATAACTTACAACTTCGCGTGGGATGAGTGGAGCCATATGCGTGAAGTGCCAAACCGCGATAGTGATGGCGAACTCAAACCAGAATCAGACGGCACGCTTAAAATCTTTTTGAAACAACCTTTTCCAAACACAACCAGTTTTCAGTTTGCACCATGACAGGTCAGTACCCAATTATTGAGCGTGGTTTAGGGCTCTTGACTCCTGACCTCTGGCGTAGAATCATGAACATGCTGCGTAATTATGAGGAAGGTACGAGAGATGAAACAGGAAAATTATCAAGCACAATAAACAAACCCTACCTTGTAGAGTTGACAAAGGCAAAGTGTATTGACCCGAACCGATACATTTATGCTTGGAGACAAGTTGTTTTGAATGATGACAATTCTTGGTCAGTTGTTACAGATGGAAAAACATCTACGGGTGACACAGATGAGTATGATTTTGCTGCGGTAAACTTAATAGAAATTGCAAACACTTCTACATTTACAAGCGCAGGTGTTTCAATGACAGGTTCATATCCATCAGGTTGGACGATGCAGGCAATGGGTGGTGGTAGTTGTTCTGGTACAGGCTGTGAAGTGTCTATTGGTGACGTAATAGTTATGCTTACAAGGGTTTCTGGTAGGAACACAGAAACAGTACCGCGATATGTTTTCAGTGCAGTAAATGAGCATGACGGCATTTGTAACACAACAGCCTTGGCAGTTACAGATGGAATAGATACTCCTGCAATTCCTGCCGAATCAACCTATGGTTATATTTATATCGGCACAGATGGTGACCCCAAGTTTATAGATAGCGATGAAAATATAGTAACGTTTGACACCACTTCATAGGAAAACCCATGTCTTATAATCGAGCAACAATCCAACCGTGTACCAATTGCTGTTCACCTACAACTTATTCAACTGAGTCTGTAAATTGGCTGCAAGATATTAGCGGGACTGCTCACAACATAGATGCAACGCAAGGCGTTTTTGATAACTCAATTAGTATAAATGCGAGTAGTTTAGTTTTTCGAGTGCCAACAGCGTGCAGCAAGTCAACAACCTATTGCGACAGTGACCCATTGACACATTCTGAATCAGGAACAGCAAAGGTTTCTTCTGACCCAACATCATGCAACGCATCTGAGTATTGGACAAGTTGCCAATCATCTGATAGTTGTACAGACCCACCATGTTCTTCTGGAAGTGATTGGGGTTGTGATGGAAGTGGTGCAGAGGAGTATGCAGTTAAGTGTTTCAGCACGGGAACATTTGGTTATACTAATTGCTACCCAACTTTTACTTATGATGATGTAGCAAGTACAACTATGGGTGCAGCAGGTTATATTCAACAAAGTAGCAACGGAACATCTACCATTGATGCAGATTGGTACGCAAGCAGTGTTTCTATCAAAGGCACACCAGAAACTTTCATTGGTTATCCTGTTGAAGTGGATGGATGTTCGTCATACGCAAAAGGGTTGAGAAAGATATTTGCAAGAAAAACACAATCTTCAAACTTGCAAGTGCGTTGGTATGTAGCAAAAGAGTGGGACACAGGTTCGCCAGAAAATAAAGTGTATGGTGACGAGTTTGCAATTGCAACAAACGAACTTGGCGAGTTATATGAAGGTCTTGAATTAAACGAAGATGTCGCAATTCGGGGTGTTGGAGAAACATCAAACAAAAACTTGTGGCGCAATTTGAGGTTGGGCGATGGAACTGGTGATGATTCTTTTGGTGAAGATTCGGGTTGGTATGATATAACGGACAACGCTGTTGAGTTTCAATACACCAAACCAAACTCTTATTCTTACACAATAGTTATTTTTGCAGATTATTATGGTGCAAGTGGTGCATACTGTTGTGATGACTTTTGTGGTTGCCAATATGCAAACTGGACATTCCACAGCGACTATGCACAAATACTTACTTCGGATGATGTAACTGACCCAGATACAGGTGACTGCGTTTGGGATTCAGGTGCAGGTGGTGAAAACTTTGGTGGTTCGTACACAGAGTATTCAAATGAAGGAATTGCAAAGGCGGGAGCATCTTTGAATGTGAGTTGAATATGAAAACGCAATTTATAAAATGGACATACAACGGCGAAGAAAAGATGGTTGCACTTGAACTTGGAGAAGAATGTGAAATCAAAGAAACCATGCCTGTCATTAAACATAAAATAGTTGCAAAGGCAGAAGATGTGGGTGAAGTTGAGCAAGTTATTCAAGAAGTGAAAGAAGTAAAGAAAAAAAGCGGTTGTACTTCATGTGAGCAATCAAAAAATAAGCGTGGTTTGATGGGCTTGATTAAGGGAAGTGCAGGATTGTTAAAAGCGGAACTAGGTATTGATGCGGCAGATGATGCGACAATAGAAAAGAGAAAAGCAATATGTCTTGCTTGTGGTACTTATGACTTTGGTGTGTGTAATGACTGTGGTTGTTTTACAGCAGCGAAGGTGAAATTAAAATCGGGCAGCCCTTGCCCACAACAACGATGGTGAATTAAATGGCAGTAAGAGTATGGCTAGGAACATTTGCAGGGCAGATTGGCAATTGGGATGAAGGTCACAATTGGTTGGATGAAGATGGTGCAGATGCGGGTGTTGTACCTGTTGCAGACGATGACGTTTATTTTACAAGTGGCAGCCAAGATGTCCAAGCGGATACCGTTGATAGCAGTGGAGTGACCTTAACAAGTTTGAACTTCGGTGTTAAGTGGACAGGTTCATTTGTAGAAGTGGTAAACCCAACAAGCGGTGTCACAACAACCGATACACTTGCAGTTGCAGAAATAAATGCAACGTCACTTGACTATGCAAACAAACTTGGTTCGGTTGGTTTGGAAGGTACTTTTACAACAGTCAACGTCCAAGCAACTTCAATTGATTCACCCGCATTAAAGTTTCAAGCATCAACAATAACCAACTTGCACGTTACAGGTGGAAGCGGGACTGTTTTTGTGGATGAAAACTCAACAGTTAGCGGAAACATTAACATGATTGGTGCGAGTAGTGTCAAGGTAGAGATTGAAAGTAATGCAACAGTGAGTGCTGCGGACTTAACAATTGACAAAGGCACGTTCTTGACTTACATGGGGTGTGATACCATCACGCAGTACGGCGGTACTGTTGCAATTCTCACAAGCACACAAACTACAAATGCAATTACGATGTACAAGGGAACTTGTAAATACAAACCAACAGATGATGCGACACTTACAGCGTTGGTAATTTATGGCGGATACTTTGATATGCGTGGTTGCAATGCACCAACACACACAATAACCAACGCAACAATCTATTCTGGTTCAATGATTGATGAACGCAATGGTTTAGAAAATGCAGTTTACACCAATCCAATTTTAAGTAATGGCGGTGTATTCATGCCAGACTTAGGCAGAAGTATAACGGTAACATAATGTCTACAACTTCAACAATTTATGCTTCAAAAGACACTTGGCTTGACGGCGATAATACAAGCACAAATAATTCAGGTGATAACTTAATAGCATTAGGACAGCAAACAATTGGATTTAGCACAGAAGGCGAAAGGGCTAATGGCATCTTTGCTTTTGACGTTTCCGCTTTAACACCAAGTTTATTAACGCAGGTGAACTTCAAACTTAATTTTAAAAGCAATGCAAAAGGTGCGGGTGTCAGGCAGTGTTATGTATACCGATTAACACGGGATTTTGTTGAAAATCAAGCAACTTGGCTTGTTTCTGCAACTGGAACAGATTGGACGGCAGCCGATGGTGGTGCAAGTGACAGTGCAACAACCGAACCTTACGCAACTTTTGATGTTGGTTTTAGGACGGACGATGATGTCTCGGTTGATATAACAAAGTTAGTTGTTGATGCTATCAACCGCAGGAGCGGAACACTTTATTTATGGGTAGGTATTCCATTAAGCGACACCGCAACGTCAAGGGCAAGCGGTCAATATCACTCACTGGAAGCGACCTTTCCGAGTGACCGTCCAAGATTGGAATGTATAACAGCAGATAGAATTGTTTGGGACGGCAGCGCGGGTGACGGTAACGCTCAAACCGCAAGTAATTATGTTGGTGACGTTGCACCAGATTACTATGACCATGTTATTTTCAATGATGGTGCAGTTAATGTTACAAGCGGTTATATTGCTTGCAACTCTTTGTTTATTAGCGAAGAATACACAGGTACAATAGAAGCAACAGATGGAAGTGCAATAAATGTTTTATCATCTGCCGTTGCGGGTTATCCTCAAACCAATAAGGTGGTCATCAATCAAAAGCGTGGCAAGTTTGATTTAGGATTTAGCAGTGCAAATGCGTGGAAAATAAACATTGCCAACTGCCCTTCTGATGGTGGTAGGTTGTATACGCTTTTGACAGGGAACATGGAAACAACAGTTATCAAAACAACAGGAAAGTTGGAACTTGATGGTGACTTTGTTTTATCTGCAACAGGTAACAAGCATTCCAAGAGCATTGAAACTTCTGGAAATCCAACCAAAATAAAAGCGTTGAAAACCAAACTGTTTGTTACAAACGGCAGTAAAGATTTTGTGCTTGGTGAAGGTTCTAAGATGTATGCAACAGGTGGCAATTTGGCACAAACTTTGGACAGTTATATTACAGACAATTCTTATGTTTCCTTTTTATCAAAAAACATAGATTCAACCATCAACTTGCTAAATGGAAAGTTATCTTTTAAGGATAATGAAAATGCTAGTATTGAAACCGAAGATATTATTTTATGGAAGAACGGTACATTTGACCC